GAGTCCGCCGAGTCCGCCGATCAGGAATTGGTGTTCTTTGCGGAGGAAGTGGTGAAAGTGCTTATTGCCATGAAAGCCCCCGGCGCGGAATGGCTCGATTTAACCGAGGCGGTATGATGCTAAGCGCAATCTCACCCACTGTAAACGGCACTGTGAACCTCGCGGCGGTGTTTCAACCCCTGACGGTCGCCATGACGGCGGGCGCGCAACGGATAACCGGGAAAGACCACGTTGACCTGCTATTCGACCGGGCGTTTTTAAACAACACGATTTCCGGCATTGAGGTGGCGCTTGAACACATAAACCGTGGGTTCGAGGCGCGGCTGGAGGGCATGGGAAAGGCGCAGGCAGCGTTACTGAGGGATGAAATAAAAGCCGCGCACATGCTGGCCGTTGAGGGCATAGGAACGTATATGGCCGAGATGGTGAACAGCGTCGAGCGTGTTTGGGGTGCTACTGTTCCGGGCCTCGCAGCGGTGTGCAACGACACGCGGCAACGGGTGCTCGCATTATCTAAAACGCCGCAAGGCAAATGGAGAAATTAACAACCAAAGGAGACTAAAATGAAAGTGATTACAGACATCAAAGAAGGCGAAGGGCTTGAAGGATTGCTTGGCGAACAGGTAATTATTATCTGCGCCTGCTATATCTACTCAGGAAAGCTCGTCGGCGTGAATGAGCAGTGCGTTAAATTGGAAGACCCAAGCATCGTGTACGAAACCGGCGCGTGGGCAGATAAAGGGTATAAAGATGCGCAGAAACTTCCCCACAAGCATCATTACATTGCCACAGGCATGATAGAGAGCTTCGGACTTGGAAAGGCATAGTATGGCAAGGGCAAGTAGTATGAGGCTACCAATAAAGAAGCTTTGGTGGTCTAGGTCTAGGTCTAGGTCTTGGTCTAGGTCTTGGTCTGGGTCTGGGTTTGGTTTTGGGTTTGGTTTTGGGTCTGGTTCTGGGTCTTGGTCTAGTTCTAGGCCTTGGTCTGGGCCTTGGTATAGGTCTAGGTCTGGTTCTGGGTCTGTTTCTGGGTCTGGTTCTGGGTCTTGGTCTTGGTCTAGTTCTGGGTCTGGGTCTGTTTTATGACCCTCTACGCTGCTAAGAAGGAACGCGCTAAGAAGCCCGGAGGGCCGTGGGATGGCATGGGGTATACATCCCTAGAGAAGCTGGCTTTAACGTGGCAGGCAAAGCAGCTACGCTTTGTGGATGGCATGTATGAACGGGCAGAGAAGACGGACGAGGAATACCGCAAGGAGGCGATGAATATGGACATCAGGGGCGTAGTAAACGATTACCGGGATTCACAGGAGCGCAACGCTGAGTATGCGGTGCGGGTGAACACACGGAAGAATAACGAGCGGGGGAAATGAAGTGATTATGTACGATGTTACAATTGAAGGCGATGGGGTTAAAGTAACCCGTCAGATAACACCTGAGCAGGCGGCGCGTGTTACTCGCGTTCTCTTGCTTGCCGAGCAGGAGCAAAATGAAATTGAAATGTGTCATACACCTGTTGTAACCAACACTAACTAGGAGGATTTTATGACTGAATGGGTAAAAGACAGCAGAGGCAATAAATGTTCTGTTGAATATTTCGGAAGCAAAGAAGTGGCCAAAAAAGCACTCGCAAGTCTTGTGAACTGCGATAATTGCACCAACTGCCAGAATTGTAAGGATTGCTCGGATTGCTCGGGTTGCTCGGATTGCTCGGATTGCTCGCGTTGCTCGGATTGCTCGGGTTGCTCGCGTTGCTCGGATTGCTCGCGTTGCTCGGATTGCTCGCGTTGCTCGGGTTGCTCGCGTTGCTCGCGTTGCTCGGATTGCTCGGATTGCTCGCGTTGCTCGGATTGCTCGGGTTGCTCGCGTTGCTCGGATTGCTCGCGTTGCTCGGATTGCTCGGATTGCTCGCGTTGCTCGGATTGCTCGGGTTGCTCGCGTTGCTCGGATTGCTCGGATTGCTTGGATTGCTCTTACATCGCAATGCTTATAAATAAGAAAAATCTCAAAGGCGATCCAGAATCCACATGGGAAGGGCCTCCACCGATTCCTGTTATCGAGAACATCCACAAAAAAGTTTACGAAGTGGCGTCAATACCGCCCGAGGCATTGGATATGTCAGCATGGCACACATGCGGTGCTACGCATTGCCGAGGCGGATGGGTAGTCCATCTGGCCGGTGAAGCCGGACATGCACTTGAACGCTTTCATAACACGCTTCTGGCCGCGCAGCTTATTTACAGCGCCAGCGGGTATGAAATTAACCCATGCCGTTTCTTTGATGACAACGGAGAAGCACTTGCAGATATGAAGCGACTGGCAGAAGCAGCATGAGGAAGGAATTTTATGGGAACTGATGCAAACGGCGTAGAGCAAAAATCTGGAGGTAAAATACCAGTTGAGCAACGCAACGCATATCACACCTATTCAGATAAGGAATGGCGCACGAATGCGGGCGTTCTGGTGGCTAATTATCCTGTAACTTCTTGCATAGAAAAAAATATATTCCCTGCACATAATGGGTTTGTGACTGCAAACCTAGACGTTGTTTATGTTTTAAATGACATACCCGTAATGACGCGAAAATGCCAAGTTATGTTATGTCCAGATAAAAGCGAGGCGACTGTACATACTTCTGAGCGGTTCTTTGCGGCCTCAGTTCTAGCGGGTCATAATTCTGAAATGACAACAATAACGCGAGAGCAATTTGAATTGCTCAAAGAAATATGGAGTTAGGGGTAATTATGAGATACACGGAAAATAGCCGATTTGCGGAGTACGTTACTAATATTGCCTTTCATCTTTCGCTATCGCGTAGTCAATGCTCATACTTGCTTGCCATATGCGCGGAATCGAAAATAAAGAACAATAAGAAGTTTGATCTCAGAGGAAGCACTCCGACAACCGGATGAAGACACTCCTGATAATTTGGAGAGGTAGCCTGATTGTAACGGACAGAGTTATACCTACGAAGACCTGATTCAGGCCGCCTCTTCTACTGCGGCCTCCTTCGCTATCCTGTAGACTGTCTTTGGCCTTCCTCTGCCTTCATCCACCAGTCTTTCTGTATCCAGCACCTCCTGTTCAATGAGGCTATTTATAATCTCGTCTAGGTCACGCTTCTTTAGCTTCCTGAACTTACGCATGATATCCCTGCGCCCCATACTCCCTCCTGCCTCTTTAATGGCATTTAGCACCTCGTTATTCCCCTCTTCCTGGGGTGTCTCACTCATATGCCCTTGGGCCAGGGTTGTCAGGTATTCTATGGAGGACTCAACAATCATCTGGCCTATATCAAAATCAAGGGGTTCAAACTCCGGCTGCTTTCTATTGCGTGCTATCGCAAAGATCATGGCTATCTTTACAGTGTTTTCAAACAGGCGATCCCAAAGATGCCTGAATGGGGAATTCTCTCCTACTTTGTCTACCTGCTTGCATTGGATGGCATAGCGGATCTCGTCACACTCTCCCCATTTTATAGTGACAGGATCCGGGGCCACCGTAGATGAGTTCACAATCTCGCCAATACTACTGCCGAATTTAGCAGAGAAGTTTCCCCATCTTTTTACCAAATCATCGTCTAGCTGGTATTCCGGCATTTCCTTGTTAGGATATTCTTTGTCATTGCGCGCCTTGATGACCACGAACCGGTTAAGCTCTCCGCTTTCTATGGCAGACTTTCGCAGCGCCTTGACGTAGGTTTCCTCCGTGCTGGTGCCGTAGATGCAGAGATTGGGAGCCTGGATGATTATCGGGGTTGTTCGTGCATCGGCATAATCTCCGTGATTGTAGACACTGTTGGAAGCGCTGTAGAGTTTAAGAAGTATCTTGGCCTGAGCGCGAATGTAATGCGGACTTTTCTCATTCGACAGACCCTGGAGAAAAAGGCCGAACTCATCAAGCATCATAAGCTGGCTGGAATTGTTCATCAGCCCGCGCAGCATTCCAGCGTCAGAGCGTATATCGTCTGCCCCTATGCGCTCATCTAAGCCTGCGGCATGCGCCAATTCTTTCATTGCCTTGCGGCTGGCGTCTTTTCCGGCCCCTGTTGAGGCAATACCAACCGTGTAGAGATTGGTGCGCGTGTTGAGAGGGGACGCATACCGGCGACCGAAGACAGCCCCGGCAAAGGCTAGTGTATTCAGCAGGGCAAGCTCTGGCTGCTTACGAATGGCATATTTGGCAATCCACCTCACCGTGTCACCAATCAGTCCCGGCACTTCCATCGCATTGAAACCAAGAAGTGGAATATGCTTCTTTATAGCCACTGGCCTTATGATAAGTTGCTGTGCCTTTTTCACCAGCGGTTGGATATTGGATATATCGACAGCTTCGCGTTCCTGTACCGCTGGCTTCCAGCCGTGGAGCTGGGCAGCATGAACAAGAGTCCCCATGGTGATCCCGTGATTGGGGTCAAACCCATGCCAGCGTTTTTCACAATCACCGTTCTGAAACTTACTTCCCGTTCTGCTCCATGCGTCCCAGATTGAAAGCGGGAAACCGCCCGAGTGAATGGCCATGCCAATCTCGACCCATTCCTGATAAGTTATATCGGGGTCAAGAACATCCAGCATCTTTTGCACATCTTCGCGCATCCATTCAGAGCGAGCGCCGGTTGAATGATCTGCTTTTAAAGGCTCTATCTCCTCCTTCTTTTTTGTCTGCACCATGTCCAGTAGCCATTGTGGAGCTGCTATAGTATTTTGTGCACTGGTTTCTGTTAGCTCGTAATAAGTGCCGGACACATGGCGGCTTGGCACAGCAACGACATATCCATTATTTCCGCGTATATCAATTCCTTGCATTAGGTTTGTGCGGTTGCCGATTTGTAGGCCAACCGGGTAAGCGAACCAGATATGGACTCCACCGCCTCCGGTCTTGACAATCACCGTCGGCTCAAATTCTCCGTATGTCTGGGATAATTTATCGAGTGATTCAAAGCCGCCCTTTTTTCCGTCAATATCGACGGCGAAAAAGCCGGAAATTTCTCCGGTGATTAAGCCCAAGTTGAGGTCTGAACGATAATTAAATAATCTAGCGATTTTCTCAATATCATTGCTCGCGTCTTTCAAGCCATGCTTGGTAAATGGATGTTTTCCCTGTGAACGGCAATCTGGGTTTCCGCACGTGCACTTTAAGTCTGCGGTGATGCCATGCAGCGGGATGACGTAGCTGGTCTTGGCATAGGCAGCCGCGTATCGCCCGATAGATGAGGCAAGCCACGCCGCTGAAAGCGCGTCATCCATAGGCACGCTCCCATGCTATTTAGAGTTTTTATTTTTCTGCTTTATTTCGAGAAGAAGTTCAGTCAGGATGCTGCTGGCAGATCGGCGCTTGACTTTAGCCAGTGAGTCAATCCACTTTACGAGGTCCGGCGCAAGGCAATAACACTTTGAAACAACTTTTCTCATGACTGCTTTTTCTCCTGATTAAAATAATTATTGACATTACATAACCGCTACATTATGGTATGCAGACTGATTAGTCAATAACATTCTTTAAACCAAGGAGCCACGCCATGACCAATACCGCACCAGACCTTACCAAGCTTAGTGATGCAGATATCATCGACCACCTATTAGCAGCAGAGGCAGATAAAACGGCTGCAGATTTAGCTTGCAAGAAGCTGAAAAACGAGATTCTCAATCGCAAGGCGGCTGAAATTCATGCTGCTTATACCGCAAAGCCGGAGCCGTTCGGCACCATTAACCTGCCAGTTGGCGGAAAGAACGTCAAGATAGACTCCCCGAAAAAAGTTGAGTGGTCGCAGGACATACTTGAAGCCCTGTGGAAGCAGATGGTGGCTGATGGTGCCGACCCCAAGCAGTACATCAAGATTGAATACAATGTCAGCGAAACGCTGTTTAAGTCGTGGGGCGACAATCTTAAAGCCTTCTTCATCCCTGCACGTACCGTGAAGGCCGGCAATCCGAGTGTGAAAATTGAGGAGGCGAAGGAATAGTTATGGAAATAATGGTAGATATTGAAACACTTGGCACAGACAATAATGCGGTTATTACTTCAATCGGGGCGGTGGCATTTGATCTGTCTGCGCTGGAAACTGTTGAGGAGATTCTTGGGCGACCGTACTTTCACATGCATCTTAACGCCCACATGCAACAAGCTGACGGAAGGCAAATTTCAGCCGCCACCTCTATGTGGTGGATGGAGCAGAATCCCGTCGCTATAAAAACATTGCTTGATGGACAAAAAGCTATTGCCAAGGGTATCTCTGTCGCAGCAGCGCTCGAAGCTTTCTCAATATGGTGCAGTAACAACAAGGCTGCGAATATCTGGGGTAACGGCAATACGTTTGACAACATGCTTCTGCGCGATATCTATGCACAATACAAAGTGAAGTACCCCGTATCGTTTAGAAACGACTTGGATTTTCGCACGCTTAAATATCTGGTGAAGACCATCGATCCCACATGGAAGGTGCCGTACCCAAAGTACGGCGAGTTCAAAGATACTGCTCATGTCGGGCATGTCGATGCGGCTTGCCAAGCCTACTCTGCCCAAAGAATATGGGCGAAACTTAACAATAAGGAAATAGTATAATGTCAATTTCACTCGCATCTATCCAAAAATCGCTTAATGTTTCCCCACCCAGACTGTTAATTTATGGGGTACAGGGTATAGGAAAAACTGAGTTTTGCTCCAATGCGCCAAATCCTGTTTTTGTTCTTACCGAGGACGGACTTGGAAAAAACGGAGTTGATGCATTTCCGCTTTCAAAAAATCTTGAAGATGTGATGAATTGTTTTAGTTCTTTGGCCGTAGAACAGCATAATTTCAAGACACTTGTGTTAGACAGCCTTGATTGGCTAGAGCCTTTTGTGCAAGCAAAGGTTTGCGAAACACAAAAAGTTAAAACAATAGAAAATATACCATACGGCAAGGGGTTTGTGATGGCCATGGATTTCTGGCGGGAATATATAGCTGCCATAAACTACCTCAGAGATGAGAAGGGAATGATGATAATACAGACAGCACACTCAGAAATTAAGCGCTTTGAGTCGCCTGAATCTGATAGTTATGATCGATACCAAATAAAACTTCACAAATCTGCCGCTGCTTTAATTCAAGAACATTCTGACTGTGTTTTATTTGCTAATTATCGAACATCAATCACAGAAGAAGACCTTGGATTTAAACAGACGAGAACAAGAGCTGTGGGTAGCGGTAACAGAGTTCTGTATACTCAAGAAATGCCAACTCATAGTGCCAAGAACCGCTACAGCCTGCCGCCGCAGATTGAAGTCAAAGACCCTAACTGGCAGGATGTCTGGGGTGTGCTTGCAAACAATATCCCGTGGTTCAAGCAGTTTTCAATTCCCGTGCCTACACCCGAACAAACCAAAAACATAGCAACCGCAATCAAAGGAGACTAAACATGGCTAATATCGGACTCGATACCACACAATACAATCGTACAGCACCAGCAGGCGGACCACTTCCTCCCGCCGTATACACTATGACCGTTGTTCGTTCTCAGTCCAAGGAGACAAACGACAAGCAGGGTGTGTACGTTGAGGTGGAGTTTGACGTAGCCGGAACCAACCGCAAGTTCTGGGACCGCTTTAATATCATCAATAAGAATCCGAAGGCACAGCAGATTGGCCGTGAAGGGGTTTCCGATTTGGCCAAGGCTGCCGGTATCAATGGCGTTCTGAACGATGACCAGGACCTGCTTGGCAAGACGGTACAAGGACGCCTCATTGTGAAGCCTTCCGATAATCCGCAGTATCCCGAGCCGAAGAACGAATGCCGGAAGTATTATCCGGTTGGTGTGGATGCCGAGGCTGAGGACAGGAAGGCGAAGGGCGGAACGCCTGCTCAGGCGTCCGCCGCACCGGCAAAGGCCAACTGGAACACGGCTGGCACTCCTGCCGCTGAACCTGTGGCCGCACCGGCTCCTGCGGGAACTGCGCCGTGGAAGCGGTAATTAGGAATCCTCGCAAGAGGTGAGGCTACGGGTTACTTAGACGCGGAGGGTTGCTATCGACATGTAGACAGCTTATCGGCGGCAGAGGCGGTCACTGCATTGTCACCCGTAGCCAATTTTTCAAAGGAAGTTTATGTCCATCCACTCCACTATCCAAGCCCTCTATGCCATCGCTTGCGAGGCCCAGAAAGAACCGTCCGATACCATGAAAACATTGCTTCGCACCATCTCCGACGGCGATGTGAGCAAGTCCGTTTCCGAGCTTGAATGGCTTATGGCAGAGCTGGCTGCAATAAATAGCAATCTCAAGGGAATGTATATACTCCATTACACAACCGGGACGGACAGGGATAACAAGCACGTGCTGTTTCAGACCGAAGTTGTGTTCGGAAATCAGACGATAAAATTCACCACGCAGTTTGACGAGAAGGCGACACAAAGCCTGATCGAGGCATTGGGCATGTCTCTGGCCATGGTGAAGGCCGGGGATAAGCTAAGCCAGAAAGAGGGGAATGCGTGATGAGAGCATTTAGCAGAGACGAGAAGATGAATATTCTTGAATTTTTTTGCCTCGTTTGTGACCATGACACGGTGGTAACTCTAGCGAGGAAAAGTGATGGCAGATTAGGCCCGACAGAAATAGGACCTACAACGAAGCGACTGATAAAGGAAATTTGGAAGGAGTTTGTAAAAAACCATGTTTCGCTTGATGATAACATCGCCATTACAAAAGAAGAAAAAGAGTGGATAGAAGGAGAAGGCGCGTGACAATTCTATCCTCTGTATTGGCTACAGATCCGACCTTAGCCGCATGCGATGCAGCCCTTGAGGCCAAGGCAGCGCAGGAGAAGCCGAGAGCATATTTAGGGATGTCGTCTATCGGGGAAAGCTGCGCACGCAAGACGTGGTACAGATTCCGGTTTGCCATGAGAGAGAAGTTTGATGTGGCTACACTCAAGAGGTTTGCAGACGGCCATCGCACGGAAGAGCTTGTTATCGAACGTCTGCGGCTATTGGATGGTATAACACTTGTCAGCCATAACAAGGATGGCAGTCAGATAGGTTACAAAGACCATGATGGACATTTCAGCGGACACCTTGATGGGGATATTCTTGGTATATTGCAAGCTCCGAAGACAAAACATGTCCTTGAGGTTAAGTGCTGTTCAGAAAAGAAGTTCAATGAGCTTAAAAAGGCCGTTGCTGAATTGGGCGAGAAGCAGGCGCTGAAGAAATGGAATCCGGTTTATTATACTCAAGCGCAATGCTATCTCGCATATCACAATTGTACGCGCCATTATCTTGTGGTGGCAACCCCCGGTGGGCGTGACTGGATGGGGGTGCGCACGGAGTATGATGCGGCTCATGCTATTCAGGCTGTGGCCAAGGCCAAACACATAATCCAAAGCAGCGAACCTTTGGACAAGATAAGCAACGACCCGTCCTATTTTGAATGCCGCTATTGCTCGTTTTCGCCGGTATGCCATGGCGGGGATATGCCTGACCGTTCCTGTCGGACTTGTACCCACAGTTCGCCGGTAGCTCAGGGAATGTGGCATTGTCAAAGATTTGGAAAGCAGCTTACGCTGGATGAGCAGATTGCAGGCTGTCCAGCTCACATCTTTTTAAAAACTCTGGTGCCGGGAGAGGTGATAGATGCTGACGAGTCTTCGATAACTTATAAATTGAAATCCGGTGCTATCTGGAAGGATAGCGAAGTGAAATGATGTGGAACCCTATGAATACAGCCCCAGCAGATGGAACCGTTGTTATTGGGAAATGCAAGGATTGTGAAATAGAAATCCTTTTCACTAATAATCATTGGGTGCATCCCTATGGACGAATTAATGGAATGATTGGTTTGGTTTTGAGTGAAGAGTATCAACCAAGCGGCTGGAGGAAACTAGATGATGCCTGATCTTCTCAGCCCAACTCCAGCCCGGAAAATTCTGCGAGACTATCAGTCCGATGCTGTCTCTTCGATATTCGCCTATTTCGGTAAGAAGAAGGGCAATCCGCTCGTAGTCATCCCGACTGCTGGCGGCAAGAGCCTTATTATTGCCGATTTCATTTCTCAGGCATACACCCTCTACCCGAACACCCGTGTAACCCTCGTTTCGCACGTCTCCGAGCTGATTGTCCAGAATGCTCAGGAACTCGCAGAATATTGTCCGCATCTGCGCATCAGCTTTTGCAGCGACAAACTCGGCAGCAAGGATCTGTCCGGCGATGTGGTTATGGGAACCATACAGAGCATGTATAAGCGTGCCTTCAAATATCAGAATGCGCCAGATATATTGCTTATCGACGAAGCGCATTTGCTGTCACCGACCGATGACACCATGTACCGTCGCTTCATTGAGGAGCTTAAAATCATCAATCCTCATTTGAAAGTGGTGGGATTCACTGCAACCCCATTTCGCACCAATCATGGCTATCTGCATAAGGGAAAGAACAGGCTGTTCACCGATATTTGCTATGAAATCGGCATCATTGACCTTATCAATCGCGGATACCTTGTCCCGCTTATCACCCCGACAGTCCAGACCCGCATGGATGTTCATGGTGTAAAGATGAGCGGTGGTGATTATGTTGCGGGAGAACTTGAGCGCGCAGTCGATGTCGATATGCTCACGCGCGCATGTGTACGTGAGATAATCGAGTTTGGGCAGGCACGCAAGAAGTGGCTTATTTTCACGGCGGGTATAAATCATTGCCTGCATGTGCGTGATGAAATCCGGAAGTACAATATCAACTGCGAGATGGTGACTGGCGAAACACCGACCGAAGAACGAAATTCCATTCTATCGCGCTTTAAGAGCGGCGATGTGCAGTGCGTGGTCAACGTGATGGTACTGACCACTGGTTTTAATAACCCATCAATAGATTTGATGGCCTTCATGCGTCCTACGCGCTCGCCTGTGTTGTATATACAAACTGCCGGACGTGGCATGCGGCTTGCGCCAGAAAAAAGCGATTGTTTGCTTTTGGATTTTGGTTTGGTCGTTGAGGCCCTCGGGCCGATCGACCATGTTCATGTTAAGGAGAAGAAACCCGGTAAGGGGCAGGCCCCCGTCAAATACTGCCCGGAGTGCGGGGCGGAATGCTTTGCAGGGGTGGCCGAATGCCCGGACTGTGGATATAAATGGCCGCCGCATGAGCTGGAAATTGAGAAGGAGGCGTCCAGCGCCGCCGTCCTCTCCACCCAGCTCCAGACCGAAACACACGATGTCCAGTCCGTGTTTTATTATCGCCACACCAAGGAAGGGCGTCCTGACTCCCTGCGTATAGAGTACCTTTGTGGTCCCACGAAGTCTTTCAGGCAGTGGAAGCTATTTGAGCACGCTGGCAGGCTCAGGGAAGACGCCTGTGCATGGTGGAGGGTGCATTCCAGCACTACACCACCAAACAACATTACAGAGGCCCTGGCACGCTCTGGCGAGCTTAAGAAGCCGCATAAGGTGGATGTCAGACGAGTGGGCAAGTATTTTAACATAGTGAGGGAGGAGTTGTGAGAAAATATAAGCCACGTGAAGGCATCGCTTTGCCGAAGAAAGCTCCAAAAACTTATTATATGAAATGGGATAAGGATAATTTTGGCCTTGCATGGCTACCAAACTCAGGCGGCGTATGTTTGGTGCTAAGAAGCGATGACGGCGATGAAATGTTTATGGAATTTAATGTGTCTCAAGTAGAGAAAATTATAGCCATGCTGTCAGATTCCCCATGGCGCGTGGAGATGAAAAAATGATCAACAAAGCCCTTTATTCCAGCGCTAAAGACGATTGGGAAACGCCCCAATGGTTATTCGATGAATATAGCGACCGATTTGATTTCACGGTTGATGTATGCGCCAGCAAGAAGAACGCGAAGGTGTCCCATTTCTTTAATAAGAAGCAGAACGGACTTAAACAGCCATGGGATGGGCATCGGGTGTGGTGCAACCCGCCTTATGGACGCAATTCAACCGGCCTGTGGGTTAAGAAAGCGCACCTCGAAGTGCAGGCCGGAGAATGCCAATTGGTTGCCATGCTTCTACCGGCCAGAACCGATACGAAGTGGTTTCACGACTATATTTACCGGCAACATAATATTGAGTTTTTACGTGGCCGCTTAAGATTTGTTGGCGCTCCTCACTCAGCACCATTTCCTAGTATGGTGGTGATATTCCGATGATCTCTCCCCATGACCGCTACTCGGCTATCGAGTACCTGAAAAAGGCCATAGAGGTGGTGAGCAGCTTGCCGACCACCACGCCTTGCCAGAACTGCCTGCACCTGTCCGCTGGCTATTGCAACCTCTGGAAATCAGTGGTTCCCAATGATATACTACCTAAAGGATGTGAAAAATGGGACTTCGATCGACTCAGCCCCGTGTCCTAGAATGGCAGCGTGAGAGGCTGTTTGTGAGGACATCATTTATTGTTCGCACCGACCACATTGCAATGGCCTGCGGCTGCTGGATGGGTGCCAAGCATAACACCGACAACCTGCGAGGAATGCTCGCAATCCGTGTTGGCTTTCTGGCGTCTACTATCAACGCGCTTTACGAGCTTCTAGGGGTGTGATCTCTATATACACCCCTTCGATATCATCCCATTCTACGATGTAATGGTGTATCCACGAGTCATCGGCTATGACACCCTCGTGGACCATGAGATCGTCGGGGGCTTTAATGAAATTACAGATGTCACGGATTCTGGCGTCAGGGCGTCCGAACCTGTAATGGGCCTGTAGCGGGATTTTCCCTAGCGGGGTGAATGGTTGGCTCCGCAACGCATTGCGAGCTTCAATCTCCCATCGCACGTATCGCTTGCTCTTGTAGCGCCTCCCCCTCCCGGCATATAAAACGTTTACTGACGGCGGGAAGGGGAGGACGATGATGGTCACGCCACGTCGCTTTTACGGGTTAAGGCGCGCAAGGCGTTGATGTCTGACTGTAATATGGCTACCTGCTGTTCAAGCTTCTTGAGCCTGTTCTCCGTTGTCGGAAGCTCGCTGAGAGTAGTTGATTTTTCGATTGGCTGCATAAATCCTCCTTGACTTATTATAAGATGACCGTATTCTTCTGGTTATGAACTGTCAATAAAAAAAGTGATGGCACGGAGGCCAAAGAAACCTCTAAAATACCCCGAAGACACGAGAGCCGAATGGCCCGTGATTGATTCCTACACCACCAAAGACGGCCTGTTTATCAAGGTATATCGGATTGGTTTTGCCTTGACAGGAATGCGCGGGTACACAGCAAAACCGACGACAAGGCCGCGCAATTTCAGCCCTTAAGTTCGCAGTGGTCCCAGTCCTTGAATCCACCGGTCCACGCCCCTCCCCACGATAACCCAAGACTCTCTGCAATACCTCCAAAATCTGCATAATACTGGTGCTGTCCATCGGCTATGTAATTACCGCCATCGGTAAAACACGCGAAGTCAAACGCGCGTGCTGCCGGTTTGCCGTCTATGGTGACGTTGTGCTTCCCCTCTCCGGGTTTGCACTTTGACAGCCCTGCGTCATAAGCCGCTTGCTGGTCGTCATTTGACCGCCACGTGACTATAATGGATGCCGGGTGGCGGTCCGGGTAGGTGGTTTTATAGGCGTCCAGACAGCTTTGCGCCAGGGGTTGGAGAGATGGATCGAGGTCAGCAAGAGAGCGATCTGCCATTTATTTCTTCACCCACCAGTCTATAGCGGCCACCAATATTCCGCCTATACCGCCCGCGACAAACTTACTAATGCCCAAAGCGCCTTCTTGTCTGTTACCAGTGTCCCACAGAGTTCCAACTTTATCATTGATTTCCTTCAGAACATTATTCTGCTTATCGAACTGATCCTTCATGAAATCAAAAGTTCGGGTAAACCGTTCGTCGTCATGTGTTTCGTGTTTATTCGACCACGCACTCATGCTGCTGACCTTCTCTTCGATTCGAGCTATCTTGAGGCTATCAGTATCACGTCCCATATAAAATCTCAGTGCTATTTATGCAAAAATGTTATTAAGGTACATATAATATAACCCACCGCGCTCCCTACTGTGCAGGCTCCGGCCATGAAAGCGACAAAGCGAATCTTGTTATTTTTCAGGTCGAGTATATCCTGCCGTGCGCCCCTTGCGCCTCCGACACCGTCCATCCAGTCGAGAATCCGTAACACTCCGTTATACATAAGTTCGCGCTTTTCCGGGTCTATGGCTTTGTCTGTGGTCTGCTGCTGCTTATCCAGTGCGGGCATGATAGCTGCGCTTTGTGCTGCTACCTGAAGGCTCAGAGCATCGAGTTTGCCGCTTATCCTTCCGATTTCCAGTAAAATTTCAGGCATGTCTTCCGCTCCTTGTCTTCCCAACCTTCTTATTCACCTGCTGTATCTGAGCGGGTGTGAGGATAGCACCACCGCGCTTGAAACTTCCGCGTATTCTTTTCTCCTCTGCGAGCTTTTCCTGTGCTGCTTGCCGTGCCTCAATGGCACTTTGTTTGGCGACAAAGGCCGGAGCGTCCGGATCAATATTTTGCAGCGACTTAATAGGATCTCCACCGATCATTTGCTTCAATTGCTGACCACCAGGGCCATCTATTGCACCTCCACCAGGGGGATTGATAGTCAGTTTTAATGGTCGTCGCGCTGCCCCCTGATAAACATTCCCAGCGACCTGCATGCGTTCAGCGGGGGTAAGTTGAGATGTCATCGAAGCGTCAATATTTTTTGGCATGGTGGTGTTCCCTGTGTCTTTAGGGAATGGCGGAGTACCACTGCCGATAGCACCAGTCTCTGCCACCGCTCCGGTGCTCGGCGGGGAATAAGATGCGCTGATAGGGGGTTGTACGACCCCAGACCGATTTACACGGACAGGTGGCGCGGGAAACAATTTCGGGGACGGCGTTGGTGAAAAGCCAGAATTTCCCGCACCTGCATTAGGACTTATTGGCTGTACGGGAACGCTCCGTTCTTCAAGGTTTTTAAGGAGTCCGTCAAATGCGCGTCTAACTATTGTGCCGCGCGCTACATTGGCTGCGGTGCCAGCAACAACCGGAACAGCTAATCCTGCGGCAGTAAGCGGATTGCCCATTGCCAAGGCTATTGCTGCTGTCCCCGCATCTCCCCATGCCGGGAGAGATTTGCTGCCCGCACCAAAGCCTACCTTTCCAATTTTCTCCAATACGTTATTTAAACTTTCTGGATGGGCTAATGTAGATATTATCTGTCTATCTGCAGGATCTGTGAAATTATAATATTCAGATTTATCATCAAACAGTTTTTTTAGCTTTGATTGTATGACGTTTGGATCGCCATTTGCCTGCCTTCCTATTTCCGTCAGGGTGTCGTGATTGCTTTCAAGGCCATGAGCAGTACGCGCTTCTTCAAGCGCTGTAATAGAATCAGGGCTACCACCGCCAATCAGACTGGGGTTTGCTTGAATGGTTTTGAGATATGAATCTATAGATTGTTTCGCCGCTTGTGCTTTACCAACATCATTTGGGTTGGCAGCGTTCCATGCGATTCGGCCTAATTGTTTCCGGTATTCATCTATATATGGCAACGTCAACCCGCTTTCAGCCTCATCATCAAAAGCGTCAAGAAGAGCCGAAGTCTGGGGAGACGCCTTGGGAACTAAAGTTCCAACATCACTTCGTACCTGCGTTGCCATAGCCTGAGCTTCATCTGGCCCCAATGTCAATCCAAGATCATGTGCCTTTTTATAGGCAGCGGTTGTATTGTCACCCAACGCATCATTCGCTGCCTGCACCTCGGTATAGGCTCGCACAGGGGGAAGCGCCATGCGTGCGCTGGTGTTATTTGCGAGGATGTTGCGTGACACATTCGGCGCTTGATTGGCTCCAATATCTGCAGCGGCTTTTATTCCTTTGCCAGTTAAGGCTGCGGCATCAGCTACTCCTTTTAATACCGGAATATTGCCAGCTAATTCTACATTTTGTCCAAAGGCAGACAAGTCCTTGGATAAATTGGGATCATAGGACTCTAAATCTTTCACATTATTAACGACAGGGGCAATAGCACCAGAAACAGCATTTTCCGCGCCCATCATTTTATCGCCAACCCATTGTCCGGCTCCGGTAGAATCAATGGCATTGGCCACGCCCTGTGCCGCAGGAGTTTCTGCCTGCCCTACACCACCCATAACTGTATTCACAGCGTTATTGATAGGCTTGGCCACCGCATTCATTGTGCCTTGATATGCAGAGCGGACAGGATCGGTTCCGATATTTGGCTGCAGATAGTTTTTTATTGCGCCATCAACTATGCTATCTGGGGTCCCGTCTGGGAACTCATGCATTACACCATCTGGGGTTTGTGCTTGGACGGTCATTGGACTCTATTCCCATTGGTATCGTATTTGATTATTGATGTCGGCGCTGCAGATGCTGTGGAAGACGATGTCGCGGCAGGTGTGGCCCCGGCCTTATCATCGGACGGATAGTATTTCTCAATCAAATTTCTGGCGGCAGGCGTCATAAACCTCTTGCGGTAGTCAGTCAATCCAGAGCCAGAAGTATATCTCTGCTCCAAGCCATAGGCTTGACCGGCCATATATTTTCCGGCCTCATTAAGCTGCCCTTCGGCCTGTGCGCGGCTACTTCCGGTATCCATATTTTTTGTGAATGCCTGCCGGTCGGCCAGACTGGAGTTGGAGCCTAATATTGCCTTTGCCATTTCGTCATAGACGATGGTTTTACCTAATTCAAAATTCGTCGGCACAGGACTGCCTGTCTGGCGCGCTATTCCCTGAGCCAGTGAATTAAAGAGCGGTACATTCCCATTATCAAGGGCTGAAACAGCATCCTGCAATGTACCGAAATGCTCCATCGTTACGTTCTGAGCCTGCACTGTCTTTGCTGTTTGCGCTCCCTTGGTAAAATCCTGAATCGTGGAGTATCTCTGCCCGGTCCATGTTGGGTCAGCTATACTTGCTGCCTGTTGTGCCGCCAATAAAACAGGCTTCGCAGCAAATCCGGTCGGAGGCGGAGCATCGCCCTTCACATAAAGTCTGGCCTGCGCTGCGATATTAGGCGGCAAAGTTTGAAGAAAGGCTTCACCGCGCAATGGTTTTCCATCTGCGCCAACAGGTGGATTATAGACATTGGCTGTAGATTGATTTCCGCTTCCGCTACCGCTGCTTCCGGAAGATACCGGGATAGGATGTGCCGGGTCCTTGGGGTTGGGAATGATAAATCCACCCCATCCATCGGGGATTGGTTTTTGGCGCTCCGCCACCTGATTGGCCTGATTGGCAGCATCCACCGTCTTCTCTTCCTTGAATTTATCTTGTGCCAACTGAGTATCATCCATCAGCTTCTGGGCATTCTGATGGAAACTACCCTCGTCATAGTTTTGCTTATTGGCCACCGCAGTCTGTTCTGCATAATTGTTCAGGCCAATCAGGCCGCCCTGCCCAATGTCCACCAATGGATTGCGTGAACGTCCGGCAAGCGTGCCGAGAACACCGGCGGCTACCGAGAGCCACGGATTAGGCTGATTGTCCTTCGGCATCTCGGCTTCATACGGCGATTTGGAATTTGCCGGATGATCCTGTGCATTCGTGGGTGGTGTGGGCGGGGGCATAGAAGAGGTATCACCAGCTCCCATCGCCGCCATCACTTTGCCCGGATATTGCTGAGTCTCTTGCGGCAGGTCGCTCACAGAGGAATCACCGCTTGCCACCTTATCCAGCCTTCCGGGGCCACCATTATAGGCCATAAGCGTTGTGTTCTCGTCGCCACCGAAGTGATTGAGCAGAGCATTGTGATAATCAGTGGCAAAACGCTTGGCATCGCCAGCACCTTGATAGGGAGTCACGCCATAACCCGGATCTGCTGCTGTAGCTGGCATGATGCCATACTCAGTGAATGCGCCTGCCGGGGACACCGCATCCGGATTATTTCCAGACTCCACCTGTGAGATACCGGACATAATATCGCCGCCGCCAGCATCGTAATGCTTTGGTACAATACCACCGCGCGACTTTCCCTTGCCATAAATCATATCCAGATCGGCTTGATTGTTTGCATTTATACCACTGACCTGAGGGGTCGATGAAGATGCGCTTGGGGCGGCAGATGGAGCGGCAATGCCCCCGCTATTAGGGTTTGATGCTGCAAACTGAGCGTAAGTTGGTGCCGTCTGGGCTGCAAAGACAGGGGGGCCTGACGAAGCGCCTGTAGAAGCAGTGGCCCCCGGTCCGCCGTATGTCATGCCATATACTGCATTTTGCGCATCTGTGGCAGCAGAGTCTACCGGGGCAGTATATACC